CTTTGGTGAGCTTGCCACTCTTGTCTTTAATCCCAGCCGAGCGCTTTAAATAGTTTGCTCTACGCTCTGGGTCTTTGTGCTGCCTAAAGTCTTCATAGTCTTTGTGACCAAATCGCACTAACTTTACTTCATCGCCTTTTTTGGCGAGAACAACCTTCTTGGTTTTTGCACCACTGGTGTCAGTCTTTGGTTTATTAAAACCGTCAAACTTTTCTCCGCGATAAACAATCTTGCCGCCTTCGCGTTTAATATTGCTTGCTTTCATTTGCCTAGCTTCCGTAGTGTCTTAGCCAACCTAGCACGTTGTCCTAACTTGCCATCAGCTTTGGCTGCTTTATCAAGAACCTTAGCTGGGATCTTTTTATCCTCAGCAATGCCAAGCTGCTTTTTTAAAGCGCCTGGTTTCTTGATTGCCTTTTGAATCCACTTGTTATCTTTCATCTGTATTTAGCCGTCTTCTTTGCAATCTTTTTTGGTTGCGGTACAAACTGCTTTCCTTTAGCCTTGCCTTCACGCTTTGCTTTAGTAGTGGCTGCGTATTCTGCGTCAGTTAATGACTCTCTTGCTTTCTTAGGCAAGTAACGTTCACCAGATGCGTTAGGTCCTTGAGTTGAGTTCTTACCAGTCTTAGTACCCCACTCTTCTTTGGTCCACTTCTTGAGCGACTCTTGAGGTTTTTTAAGCGCCATATTAATCCTTGTATCCGCCACCAGAGGCTTTGTATTCTTTTGCAAGCATCTGCGCTTTGCGTGCGCTCCACTGTCCAGGAGATCCACCTTTGTCACCAGCTTTAATTTTTTCAAACAAACGTTTTCTTAACGCAGGCTTGGTGTAGTTGCCAGCTTCATTTACCTTTGACTTCACGAGGCTTCCTTTTTAATAAAACTTGCGCCATCTCTTTGATGTCTGGATCTTTGTTGATGATCTTTTGAAATACTTGTTCTGGGCTGACAAGTTGCAGGGCGCTGCACATATCATGACACCCTTGATCCCACCCTCCTTCAGACTGCTCATGACAACCGACACAAGGAGCCTTTGGCACCAGTGATTCTAGGTTGTTGGATGCTTCAAATAAATAATCAGGACGGAACTGAGAAACGACTGCTATTGTTCTTTTGCCGTACAAACCACTCATATGAGCTGGGCCACTGTCGTTAGACAACACCACGTCTGCATGTTGTATAAGTCCGCAAAACTGTTCAACAGGAACATTAATGTATTGCGGAATATTCAAACCGTAGAACATTTCAAACAACTTTTGTCTGTGACGATCTACACCGACCACTACTACACGGTATCCTGCATCTTTGAGCAGAATAGCCAACCGTCTCCAATGCACCCCTAGCCAAGTCCTCGAATCAGATATGGAGAAAGGAGCTATGAGAACATAGCCACCGCCTTCTGGTGATTTGAATTCATATATGTCTTTTGGGCGAGATGCTTTGGGAGGTTTGATACCGTAAGCTTCTCCAATATTAGAAAGAAACCAATCAACCCTTGACATGCCGTTAGTTCGGCAATCGTCTAGTTGAGTACGGTAGTTCGCATTTGCATCGAAACCTTCTTCGCCTTGAATAATTGTAACGCCAGGATGAGCGACTCTTAGCCACTCTGTTCTGGTAGTAAAGTATTCCACCTCATGCCCCGCGTCTGCTAGACCACAGGCTGCATATAGCCCTGTCACACAGTCACCTACCCCACGAGCGGATAAGTAAAAGCGGATCACATCAGATTGAATCCTTTTAATTTGTGGTACATAACTCGCATCATGAATATTCTGGAGTGGTTTAATGTACTCCTCCATGTCTGGACGCTTAGCGAGCTGGTCTGTCCAAACAAATATTTCATTAGTAGTTTTTTGTTGTAAGTATCGTCTTGCCATAAAAGAAAAGGAGGGAGATCTCTCCCCCTCCTATTTACTGCGGTTGATTAACCACGCTTAACGTAGCCAGTAACCAATGCCTCGGGTTTAACAACCTTATAGCCGTACACGTTCAAGCCACGAACGATGTTACCAAACGTGCTTTGTGCACGGAGGGTTTCAACGTTGGTGATCTGAGATGCGAAGCTAATCGCATCACGAGTACCAGCAATGAAGTAGTAACCTTTGAAGTCATCAGCGGTTGTGCCAGTTGTGCCAGCGTTATCGTTCACTTGCTTGAGACTGTTGGAAACATACAAAGTGAAACGATCGATCATGCCGAGCTTGCCGTTACGCAAAGGCGAAGTGTCATCGCCAGTGAGGTAGGCTTGACGTAAGTCAGACTTCTTGAGCATTGCAGCAGCCCAAGGAGAAATGACTAACCAACGACCATCTTCAGGAACGTTTTGCTCATCCAATACTTGACCCATGTTGAGGATAAAGTCAAGGATTGAGGTGGTGCTAGAAGCGCCGTCTTTGGTTAATGCAACTGCGTTACCAGCGGTACCGAGGTTGATGTCACCAGAGATTGCACCAGCAGCAGTACCTTTGTTGGCAGCAGCTGCATCAGGATATGCGTTCTGTAGAACGTCACTGTCAATAGCGATCTTCATTTGCTCAGAAGCGTCGCCAGTGAAGATGTCCATTAAACGAACGTCAGCCTGTACTTCATCTACGTCATCAACAACAACGGAGAAATACTTACCCTTGCTGATTGTGAGTTCGATTGGGGTGCTAACTGGAACTTCATTGGTTAGGTTCAAGCCTTTTTCATAATCACGAATGGTGATGGTTGGGATCGAACGAATGTGAACTGTGTCACCTTGGTTCTTGATCTCGCCTTCCCAATCGTTATTGGTGATTTCAGCTAGAACGGTTGACTTATAAAACTTGACCTGGAGTTTACCAGACCAAATTTCAGGGATGAACGCTGAACCGCCAGCGTTAGCGTTAAACGAATACTGGGGATACGCCCCATTGACTGGAATAGCCATTTAATACACTCCATATATTATGAGTGCTGCTAGTATCAAAGATCAGCGAATGCGACCTTCAATCGTTGCAGCGTGGATTTCGGATTCCACGGCTACCATGTCAGCTGCGTTTACTTCACCTCTACGGGCTCGCTGATAGAAATCAGCAATCTCTGCTCGGGTAAAGAATCGTTTCCCTTTTGGAGGTGTCGACACTTTATTGGTGTCAGGCACAACCTGGGACTCAAGAGCTTTCTTGGATGTCGTGGTGTTGGTCTGTTGCTGGCCTTTCCATGCGTTAAAGAAACGCGATACGCGATCAGCATCTCGAGAGTTTTCAGCTTCAGAGAGGAGGTCTTGGCGTCGCTTACCAGTCAAGCTGTCATATTCATCTAGCCATTTAAGGAAATTGGAATCATCATTAATTGTTACCCAGTCTGGTACAAGCTGAGAAAGACGATCATAGAAAGATACCTCAGCTGTCTTGGCAGTATCCGCATGGAGACTTTCAAGACGTGCTTTGAGTGAATTAATCTCTGCGTCTTTCGCAGCCACCTGTTCTTGGGCAGTGCGTTTAATGACATCCAACAAGTCATCGCCATACTTCTCGCGATCCTCTGGACTGATGAGTGAAGCAACTGGCTCTGCAGCCTTGCTTTTCAAACTCTCTATTTCTGCTGTGAGTGCGTCCATCTTGGTACGCAACTCTCGATTGTCGGCGGATAGCCTGGGCACCTCAGCCCGATACTTCCCTTCCAATACCTTGTATCTGTGTTCCCACTGATCATCTTTCTTCTGCTCGTCTGGCTGCTCTGTAGGTGGAGCGGAAGCAGAATCTGCAGGTTGTGCATCAGCTTGAGGCTGAGCATCCTGCAAAGGAGGATCTTCGATAGGAGCCGCTACAGGTTCTTCTGGGGCGGTTTGAGGTTCTTCACTTGGCTTCTCATAAAGCTGTTTGTGAAGGGCTTCGGCACGTTCGGCCGCTTTCTGTACTTCGCGTGGAATTGCCACTGTTTTTCTCCATGAGCCACCTGGTCTTGCGTAAGCCTTGCGGTAATTACGCGACCTTGGGTAGGTCTTCATTAATCCCAGGTAGACCCACCTGGGTTGGGGTTAGTCCTACGGACTAAAACTTGCGGATGGTTTCTCTTGCTTGGGAAGCTTTAATAAGAAACTCATCGAGAGCTTGACCAGCTCCTTGATACCAGCGGGTTTGTACCTCGTCCTTGGTATGCAGAGCGTCATGCTTAATCTGTTGTAGTGAGCGGTTTAACCAATCAACCACCTCCTTGAAATCGTTGTCACTTTCAAGATTGGCTAAAGATTGGATAACGCGTTTTGAAGGTTGTTCAATCACGATCTGTCGGAGTTGTGTATTCAGACTCTTCAGAGTCTTCATTCATTTCACGATCTTCAAAGATAGGCTTTTCTACAATACCTTCTTTGGGTTTACTAGCGCCAGTCTTTGCGTGGTTTAGGCGCGACCACTCGGGTACGTAACCCATTTACTTCTTCTTACCGTAGTCTTGTGGAGAACGATGACCGCAATTCATCCCCTTCATAGCCATACCACCGTCAGCCATCTTCTTGGCTTTTGGCATAGACTTTTCTTTTTTCATCATCATGTCATCTTTTTTAGACATGCCGCCGTCTGCGTATTTTTTCATCATCATGTTTAATGCTCCTAATTAAATAGCGTTGTTTTCATACAACACTTGTTTCAATTCTGCTGTGTAAGGACCAACCATACCGCCGTCCGCCATTGATACTGGTTGAACCGTATTGGCTACCTGTCCACCCATTGGCTCGCCACTTGGCAAAGCTGGTGTAGGCATTGGTGGTTGCTGGGCTTGTGCTTCTGCTGCGAGCTGCTGAACCATCTGTTGCGCAAGGGCTTGAGCCTTCTGCTCGGTAACTGCCTGTGCAATAGATTCCTGGTTCGGTATGATCTTCTCGGTATCCATTTGCAGACCACGAGCCAGCTCACGAAGTAGGTATGCCCTGCCTTCTGTGCCAACAATCTGGGAATCAATTGGATTGGAGGTAGCAATGAGGAACTCATTTCTGCGCATCTGAAGTGTTTCTTTTTGGATTAGACCGATTGCGCCTTTTGCTACAACCTTGAAATCACCCTTGATGTAAGGATCTTCATCGTACATCATATTGTGCAGATATAGTCTTTGCACAATACCAGATACTATTTTATCAATGTTTGCTATCGCTTGCTTGATACCTTTTGATGCATTGTCCATAAGCATCGATAAACCACTAGCAGTGCGTCCAGCTCCACTTACTGCACTAGAACCATACACATAATTTGGTATGCCAGTAATCTCATCTGCCTGTTTTGCGAACTGTTGATACACTGACATGAGTACATCAGCGTTCATAGAAGGCTGGAAGAAGTTAACGGCTCGTTGTCCGCCACCAGTTCTATCTGAGGTGGTTTGCCATATCTTCCAAGGATAGATCTCTGTTAGGTCTTCGCCGTCAGGCAGACGATCAATCACGACCTCAACCTGAGGACCAGAGGCAACTGCCATATTGTTGGCTAAGCTACGGGCTGCTGCATTGCACAATGTTTGTGCATCACGCATTACTTCTGGAAGGGCTACACCCCAAAAGCTGTGGGGAACTTCTTCCCAGCTAGCAATATTGTAAGGACGCTGACCTAATGGGTCAGGATTTAAGATGCATTTGAATACAACGCCTGCGGTCATCCAAAGGTTGACTTCGTACTCTTGGTCTTCCTGAATGGTCTTGTCTTGCATGCCCCACTCTTTTAGCCATGCGCCACTGACAGATGCCCAGATCTCAATTGCTTCAATGAGACCCTCGGTGATGGGTGCGCGGAAGGGTTTACCCTCAAGTACACGGCGCTCGTTATCGCCCTGCTGGAAGCTGGTATAGCCGTCCTTGCCGAAGCGATCGATGATAGTCTGTACCTTATCATCATCTACACCAGGAACGCCTTGCATAGCCGCCATAGCGGAGCGGGTGAACTTGTGTCGATGGCATAGGTAGTTGTCGTTTATGTTAATGCTGCTAGGCGCAGGATAGATGTCATAGGGGCTGACACGCTCAATCTCACGCACATATTCAGTGGTAACGATTGGGGTGAAGTCTGGGCCCCACTGCAAGCCTTTGCGCTTTTTAACAACTGGACCTTTGATAATGGCAGTTGGGAAGGTTACGAAGTCTGTAATGAAATTCTTGAGTTCATCGTAGAACTTGCCTTCGTTAAGCTGGTCTTGAATCTTGTCGCCCATGCGACGAGCAGCGTCTTTAGCCTCTTCTTTAAGGCGATGCATAATTGTTTCGTGAACCTCTTCCATGCGGGCGCGGAATGATTCTGGGTGCAACTGTTCACCCTGAGCAATAAACTCCATTGCTTCTTGTTTAACCAAGTCCACAATAGCACTCTTCATTTCCAGCGGGAGCATTGGATCTTTGGATGGGGATAATTCAAATACACGCTCTTGTTGATTAAGCATGACATCACGGATCCAAGACTCAGCGGCACGACACTTCACGTCTGTGAGCATCATGTAGATGTCAGATCCACCAGCGCGATTAATTTCCATCTGCTTGTCAGGATCATACTCGCCGCGACGTTGACGTTCACACTTTAGCAAACGCTCTGTAATCTGAGACTTTGCTGTGCGTGCTTGGTCCCAGCACTTAGATGCGTATGCCTCGAGGTTGGTTTCTAACAACATGTTTTCTTGCATGTCGCTCTCTACCTTGATGTCTACCTCGACAGGGGGTTTGTTATTTAGATAACTCATGTCCAGCCTTTTGCGGATTTCTTAACGGTAGGTCTTGCCCTTTGTGGAGTAAGACCGCTTCTTACCCGCAAGCACGCATACTGCAGCGCATCTTGAATGTGCGATGTCATGTCTTTGACGGGTCTGTCTTTGTATCGAGCTGGTCCTGATGTCTTCAGGCGCTCATATTTGTAGCGGCCTAGGAATCCTTTCCTAAGCCATGTGCAACGTGGATTTAACGCAAACGCAGGCTGACCATCAGCCATTCTCGTAAGGAAGAAAGCCACTGCTTCACGTCTTGGAATAAAGTCGTTTGTGGGGGCTGGCTCAGTAGCAATGCCCGCCTCGAGCAGTTCCTGCAAACAAGTGCGTTCATCAGTTTGTGCTCGGATGTTTCCTGCTGGGTCTCCTGCGGAGAACCATTGGAATCCAACGTACTTGGTGACCAAGTGCGGCTTAACGACTTCGTTGGCAAACTGTCGGATGCCCATGTCTTCAGATACGAGTTCATCCAAGATGATAATCTTTCCTCTTGCTGTGACTTGCATAATGACGCACGCAGGAGTAAGTCCAAAGTCCCATCCAAGAACAAGCGGTAAACCTCGTTCTGCCTCAACGTTTTTATCGAGGGTGTGCACTTTGTCATTGAACTCGGGATAGACAGGTTTGCCATCGCGAGTGCTGCCATAGTTTCCCAGTAAGAAGACATTGATCCAGTCATCATCTTTGCTGGGCAATTGTCTGATGTAGTAGTTGTGTCCATCTGGTAGGTTTAAAATATTTTCAGCATCTGGGTTTGGCTTATAGCCCTCGCCCTCTTTGTATAGTCCGCCAGGTTGACGAAAGAACTCCCACGCCTCGTGGCGCTCTTCTTCAGCTAGCTTGTAGTACCAGTGATCGTCGTCGCATGGGTTGGTATCAAGAATGATTCCGCACCAGCTTGGACCGCCTAGTAGTTTGGACGGGAAACGTCCCACACGCTGGGTCACCATATCAAAGATCTCTTTAGGAATCTCAGATGCTTCGTTGATCCATGCGCCAGTCAATTCCAAAGAACGTAGTTTACCTGTCTCGGTCGGGCGATCTAGCGCCATGAACAGTACCTCTAGTTCCATTCCAGTGCCGTCTCCGATGTTGTTGATCTTCATCGTAGATGTAATTGGGGTGTCCCATTTGATGGGAGCGACATTGGAAGGAAACCAGGTTTCCCACGTTTTGATCGTGGTTGACTTTAAGTCTTGGTAAGTGTTACGAATGAT